GGTAGAGTTTCACGGTGTCAGCTATGGCGATGGCTGCGAACAGGGTTGCCAGCAGTTTCATGTTTCAAGAATAGTGGCCCCTCAACACCGCTGGCTAGCCGCCATTCGGCGAGCTCGCCTTCGAGGCGTTTAATGGTGTCAGATGCGGTTTCAAGACGAGCCTTGTATTCGTCTCGCTCTTCAGCGGCCTCGCTCAAAGACCGGCAGGTGAACGCAACGCTTGGGTGCTCGCGCCACGAGACGCCGCACGATGTGCATGAGTCGCTCACGGCTGCACCTCCTCAAGTTTGATTTCAGACTTCACGACTGGCTTCAGCGTTGCGACAAGCTCGAAGATTTGCACGGTCTCGAACCAGTTCACATCGGGGTCTCTCTTTAGGCAGTTGCACGACGAGTCAAAGAGTTCTTTGGACTCCTCAAGAATTATCTTCCGGCACTGCGTGAGAGTGAACGGCCCGTGAAGAGCATCCTCCTTGCCTGCTCGAAAGTAGTATCGGCTCACGGCTGCACCTCCTCCCACTTGCCTACCGTGCGCAGGAACGCCTCTGCGCGGTGACGAGCAGTGGCGTGTAACTGATCGAATCCTTCATCAGTTAGATCTTTCAAGTGATCCCAGTAATGCCCCTGCTCGATAATAGTCAGCACCTTCTCCGCCTCGTGCATTGCGTTGAGGTCGGTGCAGTAGTCTGGGATGGCCTGAGTTCCGACTCGTAATCCATTGTCTGGATACCAACCCCCGTCTGGGTCCCTCTCTCTCCCACACGCTTCAGCGATGGCTTCGTTGATTTCCTGCTCGCTCATCCCTGCACCTCCTTCTCAACGCTCTTTGAATGGTACATATTCAGTATTTGGATTAGGTCATCTCCGTTGATGATGTTTTTCTTAAACAGCACCTCAAGCAGTTCGGATATGATGGTGTGCGTCTCGTCGCTCCATTCGCCCTGCAAAAGCGCAAGACGAGCAACCGACCTGTATTTAAACCGGTCTCCACGCTCGTCGGTCACTACAATCACGCTCATCCCTGCACCTCCTTCTCGCATTCTGGGCACACCCAGTCCCCGCACGGGCCAATGCCATCATGGTCGTCCACCCAGTCCATAAGCGCAGTGCAGATGGGACACTCCTTCTCGGCCGGCTCTGGCGCATCTTGCAACCAGCCATCGTACCAACTTGGGAGCCCGCTCATTTGGACTCCTTTCTAAGGCGCATGATTTCTGCCTCGATGCGTTTGAATGTTGCCTCAAACGCACGCCGGTTTGGGTGCGACTGAAGCAGTGTCTCCGTCAGTGCCAGAAGCTCGGTGGCTTCTTGTTCTAGTCTGTTTTTCATTTTGTTGTTGTTGCTCTGCGTGAAATCTCTCTTCTCAGGTACCATGCCGCTTTTTCAAGGTCTTGAACTTCATTGTCCTTGAACCCAGCCCTGAACACGTACTTTATCACGTTTCCAAGGTTGAACGAAAATGCCTCTGCAATGTCTATGCATTCGATTCCGCTCGGATGCTTGTTGTAATGCGCTGGGTGTTCGACGGCGCTGGTCGAGGACGGGTTGGATGATTTCGCGCCACAGTTTTGAGTACATACTGTCTCTTTCGGTTGGGTTTCCATAGTCCTTTAGCCAAGAATTGCTTTTTTTATGCGTGCCTCGTTGAACTTCCATGTCAGCACGCAACTGGCGCGGTAGCGTGACATCCCGAACATGGGCACATCTGCCATGTGCTGACGCTGCGAGTCGGTGGGTGGAAGCTTAATCCATGACCGCGTTTTGCGCGAGTTCGCTCTATCCCCGTTTCGCCTCAAGAAGTCGTCCGCCTGAGCCAGCGCGAGCTCCTTGGAGTTGGTGCGGGTTATGATGGTGACCGCTCCACCGGTGACGCCGCCAATCGCGTTGTACACCTCCCCCAGCTTGATGACCGCGCCCCACGCCGTCAGCGCGTTCGCCATTCGCACGGCGTCGCTGTACATCGACTCCCACCGGAACGGCGACATCTCGATGATTTGCATCTCCGACATCTCGAAGGACTCGATGGTCTCAACACCGTTGACCCGCACGGGGAAGATGTACCCACACACGGGGCAACTCCCGACCGCTGCCGGCGCCTGAATGCCGCACTCGGGGCACTTCTTCATGGGCGCCTCGCCGGTCTCGCTCTGGCGCACGAACAACCGATCTCCAGCGTCGATGTCCCCGTGCGTGAGCAGTGAGGCGCCGAAGTCCAGCACGATGCAATCGCTCTTAATCACGCCAGGGTATCGCTTCGCGTCGATGCACGGCCTGAGCCCTCGCCCGATCATCTGAATCATGGTGCTCTTTTGACTGCACGGGCGCACCAGAACAACGCACCCCACACGCTGGCAGTCCCAACCCTCCGTGAGCTTCATCACGTTGAGGAGCACCTTGATTTTCCCTTGGTCGAACCGGCGCAGGATGGTGGCATTGTCGTCGTCCGACATCTCGGAATGGACGGCCTCAGCGGAGATGCCGTCGTCGCGGAATGCTTCAGCCAAGTGTTGCGCGTGTTGGATGGTCGAGCAGAACACCACGGTGGACCGGTCTGACGCCTTCTCGCGCCAGTGCCGCAGAATCTCCGAGTGAACGGCCCTCTTATCCATGATGGCCTCGACTTCGCCCATGTCGAACTCTGCACCGGTCTTCTGCACGTTCTGGAGCTGGTCGTTGAGCCCGATGTCCATGCGGAACGCACGCGGCTGAACCAAGTTCCCCGCTGCGATGAGCTCGCCCACGGTGATTTTGTCGGCCACGTTGGTGAACACCGCTGTGAGCGCCTTCTTGTCACCTCTTTCTGGAGTTGCTGTAAGTCCTAAAATTACGCCCTTTGGAGAACGCTCGCGGAATGTTTCAACAATCCGCATAAAGCTCTCGGCCACAAGGTGATGTGACTCATCGCAGAACAGCGCCGACATCCCGCTCGGCATGGTCGTTAAGTTAAGCGGCCTGCACAAGGTCTGAACCATTGCAAATGTTGCACCAGTCGACCACGCCTTACGCTCAGAGGTGTACACGTCGACCTTTGCTGCTGGATTGTACCGCTTGAAGGTTTCCTTGTTTTGAGTAACCAGTTCTCCTCGGTGTTGAATGACGAGAACCGGACCTTTCTTCACGAACGGCGCGAGAATCGCGCTCGCCATGACCGTCTTACCTGCGCCAGTTGGCGCGATTCCTAATGTGTTGCCGCACTTGCCCAGTGCGTCGATACAGGCGTCAACGAACTGCGCCTGTCTTGGTCGTAAAATCATGTAAGTGCCTTTGTTTCACTGACGCAAAAATGAAAAAGCGTCGTTGCAGGATCTCCCTGCACACCATGCGGCTTGAGAATGCCGCTGGTTTTACCTCAAAAAAGGGGGGCGAGACAACCATTATTGCCCCGCCCCCACAACCCCAAACTGTACTACTTCAACCAAGCAGGTTTCTTGCCAGCTGTCGCAGCTGCTGGAGCCGCTGCTTTCGCTGCTGGCACCGGTGCGGGTGCTGGTGCGCTGCCTTCGGTTGCCTGCGCCCACAGCTTGTGCCCGTTGCTGGCTGGATTCGGTGATCCCCAGTCCGCGATGCTGTTGCGGTCTGCCCGTCCGTCCTTGCCCTTGTCGATGCCGACCTTGATGACGACGCCAGCGCCGTTAATCGCCTCGATGATGTTCAAAAACTCACCATCATTGAACTGCTCGTATGACTCTGGGTGCTCTGGGTTGAACACGCCCTTGCTCTCAAGGATACGGGTAATCGCCCCAATACCCATCTGGCGCCACACCTCACTGTTGTTGGTGTCGAATGGATTGCAGAGCATCCCGAACACTCGCCGGTTGTTGTATTGGCCCCCTTGGATGGCGAGCTCAATGGAGACGTAATCGCCGCCGGTGGACTGACTGCTCTTGCGCTCCTTAACGACAAGGATTGCCTGTGCCACTGTCCCTTTCGGGATGAGTTCCATCTCTGTTGACCCGACGTTTGTTGATTGTGCGTTGAACATACTGCTTTCGATTTTTGTTTAGTGTTTGGCGGTGTCGATGCGTTTACCTGCGCGGATCTTGGCGAGCACCTTCCCAAGGTCAGCGGGTTCTTGAAGCTCCAGCGTACCGGAGCGGTCCTTCGCGGGGTACCCCCACGGGTTTTGTTGGTGGCAGACGAAGGCGCGGTATTGCGACTTGTCCTCTGCCTCGAAGTTCTGAAGCGTCAGAACGAGGTCAAAGATACCAGGCAACTCGCGACCCGTCTTCGAGCCCTCGATTTGAACGTCCCAGTACTTCCTCTTTAACTCATCCTCCTGCTGCTCCAGAATCCCCACCAGCACCACGTTCTTGTGGCAGTGCTGTAGTTGGGTTACCCAGCGAATCATTTCGCGTCCAAGAAGCCCGTAGGCCCCACGGGTGTCGGGCTTACCGGTCTTGTCGCTGAACGCCTCGGGCTGCTGCTGACACCATGCGAAGCACATCCGACTCGCCACGGTGATGGAGTCAACGAACAGCGTTTCATACTGCTCATGACCGGACGCCGGCCCGAACGCCTTCACAACGGACTCGTACGCCGACTTCGAGTAAGAGCCGTTGGCGTCGGCAGGATCCGGTCCACCCAGCCACAGGGCGATGGCCTTCGCCAGCTCCCACGGATGAGCCCCCATCTCGTTTGACGTGCCGCGAATGTCGAGGCAGTCGCCCTTCCAGTCTTTGCCCAGCGCCAACGTACCGGCCTCGAGGTCAACGAACAGGGTGCTCTTCGCGTCCAGCGTGCGGGCTTGGTATGTTTTGCCAACACCGGCAGGGCCGAACACAACTGCCTTAATGCAGTCCGAGGTGCGCTTTAGGCGCTCGTCTGCCTTAATGATGCGCAGGCTCATTTGATGAAGGTGATACGGGGCTCACTGAACTTGGTGGTACGCGCCTCCATAACGCGCCTCAGCACGTCTTCGTTGCCGATGCGCTCAATGGTCTTAGCCGACACCGACATCTTAGTGGTGACAAGCTCCCGTGCGTCAGCCAGCGGCAGCGACTCGTACAGAGCCTGCAACTTGGCTTGATCCCACAGGTAGGTCGCCT